CTTGACTTAGCCATAGGAGAAAAAGCACACACTTGTAACTGCCAGCATAACAGCAATTCAAGAGATAACGAGCCTTGTTGCAGATGTGATAGCAAACACACCAATGCCGACAGGATAAGGAATATGTCGGATGAAGAAATGGCGGAACGTATTGCAAGCAGTTCGAACTTTAATTGTGCTGATTATTGCGATAGTTTTCAGATGGGTGTGCTTTCAGATGCAATAGGAAAGAAAGAGGGGTTAGCATTAGTGTTAAATTGGCTTCAATCAGAAGCAGAATAGGAGAGAATATGGAAGATAGATATTTGTTCAAGGCAAAGAGACTTGACGATGGAGAATGGGTGCAAGGTAATCTTATTCAAAGTTGTGATGCAACAGATGGATGGGAATCAATTATAATCCCTGTCAAGAATAGTAATATGTTTACAAAACATATTGGACATGGTTACGGAAACCTTGGATTTGAAAATTGGTACAGAGTTAACCCATCCACCATCTGCCAATGCACTGGCTTAAAAGATAAGAACGGCAAGCTGATTTGGGAGAATGATGTTGTAAAAATAAATAATAGCAAGGTGAATACGCTTATAACATTTAGGGATTTTGAAATTATATGTACAATTCCTAACGAAAAATATTATAAGCACAGACTTGAATATGATACTGAATATGAAGTTATCGGCAACATCTTTGACAATCCGGAGTTATTGGAAAGCGAGGGATAATATGACGGAGAGTGAAGCAATTAAGATATTGAAGAAAGACAGTTGTTATGAATGCGCACAAGGCACAGACAGCCCGCTTAATTGTGAATATGGGGGATGCAGGGTTGCGAAAGCTACTAGAGTAGCAATACAGGCACTTGAAGAAGTACAACAGTACCGTGTAATCGGCACACTGGAGGAATGCGGGGCGGCGGCGGTTAAGCAGACGGCGAAGAAACCTATATTTAACCATAACCTTAGTGATACTCTTTCTATATTCCATTGTGAATGCGGAAACAAAATTAAAGTCAGTCACGATATAGGGATAATGAATAACAACAATGCGCCAAATTACTGTAGCAAGTGCGGTTGCAGGTTTGATTGGAGTGATGAAGAATGATGTTTCAATCGTGCATAAATTTCATTCTGCTAATACTTATAGCCATTAGGTTAGATATTCTAACAAAATTTGGAGTTAATCTTTTTTGCATTCTGTCAGTTGTAGCGATGATCGGACACGAGATTTTTGATTATTTGAAAAGAGGAGATAAAAACGATGGGACTGATTGATGCGGACGCGCTAAAAGAATATTGCATGAATGCGAGTAAGTCTGATGATGATTTTAGGAGAGTAAGTTTGGCAACATTGGCGAACGTGGTAGATGCACAGCCGACTGCCTACGATCCGGACAAGGTTGTGGAGCAGTTGGAAGACTATGGAAATGAAGAAACACACTATTATAAAAACACTCCATATGAAAAGTGCATAGAAGAATGCGTACATAAAGCAATCGAGATTGTGAAAGGCGGTGGAGTAGAGTGACAAGCAAAAAATTATGTGAAATGTGCACGGAGTATTCTGCTGACGAAAAATGTGAGTACAAAAATACTTGCGAATTGCAAAAGATTTTGACGGAAAACAAAGACCTGAAAGCGGAAAATAAACAACTTAAAGCGAAAGTTGAAAAGTTAGAAGTTGAAAAATCATGGTGGAATTCACCGGACATGATGGGAAGGTGGTGAAACAGATGGCGATTAAACCAATTTTATTTAACACCGAGATGGTTCGGGCAATTCTGGACGGACGGAAAAGTTGTACCAGACGGTTGGTTAAACATGATGTTGAATCAGTTCTCAACAGTCCATATCATAAGGCACATCCAGAGCTAGAAGATAAACAGATTATAAGCAAACTATGTAATCCACCGTATCAGCTTGGGGATATCATCTACATCCGTGAGACCTGGGCGTGGTGTCCGTGTTGGGATTGCGGTCTGGATGTTGAAGAGACCGGATGCGGGCACGAACAAGAGCAAAAATACAATGGTGAGAAAAAGGAACATGGATGTTACATATACCGTGCATCGTGTGCCGACAATGAATATCCATCGGTGGATACGTGGCACCCATCCATCCACATGCCGAAAGAAGCGGCGCGTATCTGGCTTAAGGTTACGAATGTGAGGGTGGAGCGGTTGCAGGAAATCACGGTGGATGGATGCCACAGAGAGGGTATAAATATTGAAACAAGTGCTGTGACAGATGGAGAAACTTTAAATAGAAAACATGATTTTAGCTTAGAGAAGTTTGAAACCCTATGGGATTCAACCGTAAAGAAATCCGACATTGACCGCTACGGTTGGGATGCGAATCCTTGGGTATGGGTGATTGAATTTGAGATGTGCGAGAAACCGGAAGGAGTGTGAGGTATGAGTAAAAGCAGAGCCAGTAAAATGAACGGCTATCGTAGCATGGTAAGCCGTCAGAAAAATGATGTTTTTAAATTTAAGCCTAAGAAGAAAAAGAAAGGGTGATTCGAAATGAATTTTCTTGAACACTATGTAACAAACATAACTCATGTAGAACCGATCGAGAAGAACGGAATGTTGCTTTTCAAGGTTGTATGTGATGTTGATTGCTATGGTAACAAAGAGATTCAGAAAGAAGTTTTACTTTCAGAAGATGATTATGCAGAAGCAAAAAGTAAGGGCTATTATTTAGCCTAAAAAGAAAGGGTGATTCAGAGTGAAGATTTTAAGTAAGAAGAAATACAACAAACTCATTGAAGATCTTGAGGAATTGCAGAAAAAGGTCGAGGAACTCAAAAGGATAAACGAGAGTATCGGGAAAAAGCTGGAAGATAAAAAGACAAGTTGCAAGGCAAATGTTGGCAAAGATTTTTGTAATGTTTGCAAAAATTCTTACAGTTATAAGAACAATGATGGGCTTATTGCCATTAACTGTGTAGGTTGCTTGCTTGATGTGCCTTGCGAGGATTTTAAGAGAAAAGAAGATAACTAACTAAAAATCAAAGAAAGGAATAGGTTGTCGCGACATAAAACCGAGGTTTCCTTTTGGTAAGAGAAAATGTTAGATTTTGGATATTACAACATGGATTGTATGCAAGGAATGAAAGAATTTCCTGACAAGTATTTTGACCTTGCGATTGTAGACCCACCTTATGGAATTGGAGAAAATGGGGATAAAAACCATACAAGAGGTAAACTAGCGAGAGCAAAGAATTATAAGGCTTTTAGTGGAATGGATTTAAAGCCACCAAGCGAAAAATACTTTGATGAACTTTTTAGAGTTTCAAAAAATCAAATTATATGGGGCGCAAATCATTTTATCAGCAAAATGCCGTTTGATAGTAGTTGTTGGATTGTTTGGGATAAAGATAATGGAGATAACGATTTTGCTGATTGTGAGCTTGCATGGACTTCGTTCAGTACTGCAGTAAGGCAAATTAAATATAGGTGGGCTGGAATGCTTCAGCAAAACATGAAGCGTAAAGAAAATCGCATACATCCAACGCAGAAGCCCATTGCACTATATGAATGGTTATTAAGCAGATATGCAAAGCCTAATGACATTATACTTGATACTCATGTAGGCAGTGCGAGTAGCTTGATAGCTTGCTATAACACTAATCATAAATTTGTCGGGTTTGAGCTTGACGAATACTATTACAAGGTGTCAAAACAGAGGTTAGATACCGAAATGGCACAAATGAGATTAAGTGATTATATTTAACAGGAGAAATGGCTTATGAAATTTACAAAATTCATTAAGCCAGAACTTGAATACATTAAAGAAAATGCCAATTTCACGGAAGAAGAGGAGAGGATTTTCTCTCTTCTCTGCCGTGGTTTTTCACAAAAGCAAATATCCACAAAAGAAAATCTATCACTAAGAACGATAGAGTACAGAGTGAGAGATATAAAAGATAAAATAGAGAGAACGGGGGTATTTGATTGGATGAAAAAGAACTGTTGAAATATGCCGTTGATAGTGGTATTCTCGACATAGCACTTGTGCAGAAACAAGTCACTATGCAAAAGAGAGAAAAATTACTCAACAAAAATCCCTATAAAATCTATCAAGGAAAGGATGAGAACTGGTACTCATATCTGCCGGATGAAGTTAAAGGCAGACGTAAAATCAAGGCAAAGCGTAGAGAAGCGGTCGAGCAGAAAATCATTGATTATTGGAAAGAGAGAGAGGATGACCCTACAGTAGAGGAAATCTTCAATCGTTGGATTTCACAAAAGCTGGAACTTGAAGAAATCAGCAGGGCAACCTATGACAGATACTTAATGGACTTTCAGAGATACTTTGACGGTATCAAAGATAAGAAAATCAAAAGAATAGACGAATGCGACCTTGAAACGTTTATACGAAACAGCATCCATGATTTCAACATGACTTCCAAGGCATTCTCAAATTTCCGGACACTGATTTATGGAATCTTTAAGTATGCCAAGCGGAAGAAGTATGTCAAGTTTTCCATTACATACACGCTGAAAGACATGGACATATCGCCAAAAGCGTTTAAGCACGTAGTCCGACAGGCAAAAGACCAAGTATATATGCCGGATGAAAAGGAGCGCATGGAGATGTATCTTAGGAATCACTTAGATATCGTGAACCTTGGATTGTTATTCATGTTTAAGACAGGGGTTCGTGTCGGGGAATTGTCGGCATTAAAGCGGAAAGATGTTGAAAATTACACGGTTGCGATAAATTCTACAGAAACACGTTACCGGGATGATGATGGTTTTCACTATGAGGTCAAAGATTTTCCGAAATCAGAAGCCGGATTGCGATTTGCCATATTGCCGGATAAGTACAAATGGATTCTTGATGAAGTACGAAAGAGAAATCCCTTCGGGGAATATCTATTCGAGAGAGACGGAGAACGGTTGAAGTCCTATAACTTTCGTGAACGTTTGCGGTATATCTGTGAACATGAACTGCGAATGAAAGTGAAATCTCCGCACAAAATCCGAAAGACATATGGAAGTATCTTGCTTGACGGAAAAGTGAAAGAGTCCACAATCCTTGATACCATGGGGCATACAGACATTAGTTGCACAAAAGATCATTATTATTTTGATCGTACCGGAATTGAGGAAAAGAGACAGGAACTTGGCTTAATTGAAGCATTATAAGTCCCTAGTACTCAAAGGTACTCAAAGAAAAATTGAAAGAATGGCTATTTTAAGCCATTTCAAGGCAATCACTCTAGGGTTCGATTCCCGTACGGACTGTTTTAAAAGTCGCATAAACACTGTGTTTGCGGCGTCTTAAAAAAATTGGTACTCAAAATGGTACTCAAAAATTGAACACAAAAGAAAGGAGTCTGCACAAGTGCTTTAGATTCTTTTCTGTAAATGGTAGACTTGGAACGCTTTGGGCGTTCTTTTTTTATGCGGTTTTTCTGCTTATTTTTTGCGGAAGAACCGTATTTTTTTATGCAAAAATATAAGTATAGGAGGGATGCGGAATGTTATTTACAGATGAAATTCTTGAAAAAATCTTAACAAGAGAAGATGTGTCAAAGGTTCCGCTTGTGTATCAGTCAGCAATGATACACGCAATCAAGGAAGTATTGGAGGAAGAGAATGTATCAGATGCAAAATCAGAATATGGCATTTAACCCAAACCCAAGCTATGCCGCGTATCAGTATAACCCAATGCAGAGGTTTCAACAGCCAGAGCCACAGATTCCGCAGATGCAACCGCAGTTTCTTGGAATCCAAGGAAAAGTGGTGCAGTCAGAATCAGCAATCATGGCGAATGATGTACCTATGGATGGAAGTGTTGCGTTTTTCCCGATGCAGGACATGAGCGCAATCGTAGCAAAACAATGGGATGCCAATGGAACAATCAGAAAGACCGTTTACAAGCCTTTTAATGAGCAGATGGCAGATTCTTCGAGTGATGATAAAAGAATTGAAATAGGTCTATCTGACGATGCTACAAAGGCTATTACTGACAAATTAGATTGTTTGTTTGGAAAGATGGAAGAATTGGAGGATAAGTTATCTTCGCAAACGCAAAGAAAATCTTCACGAACACAAAAGGAGAGTGAGTCTTAATGAATCCTATGCAGATGTTACAGGGAATGAAAAACCCACAGCAGTTTTTACAACAAATGATGGGGAATAACAGCGTAATGAGCAACCCTATGGCTCGCAATGCTATGCAGATGGCGCAGAAGGGAGATTCCAAGGGCATCGAACAGATGGCCAGGAATTTGTGCAAAGAAAAGGGAATTGACGCAGATAAGGCTTTTGAGTCGTTTAAAAGCCAATTAGGAATGTGATACTAATTCTTGCAAGATTATGTATATAAAAAATGAATTATGGAGGTAAATTCTATGTTTAACACAGGTAATTGTGCATCCGTTCCGCTTGTCGCGAACATTGACGGAAACGGAAATAACAACGGATGGGGCGCAGAAGGCTCATGGTTATGGTTCATTATCGTTATCTTCGCTATCTTCGGATGGGGTGGATTCGGTAACGGATTCGGAGGAAACGGAATGAATGGTGGTGTCGGAAGCGAAATCCAGCGCGGATTTGATAATCAGGCGGTTGTGTCAAAACTTGACGGCATTACAAACGGACTTTGTGACGGATTCTATGCAGTGCAAACCGGCATGAACGGCATCAACACAAACATTTTGCAGACCGGGTTCGGCATTCAGCAGGCTATCAATGCTGATACAGTCGCTAATATGCAGAATACAAACGCATTACAGTCACAGCTTGCTAACTGTTGCTGTGAAACAAGAGAAGCTATCCAAGGCGTAAACTACAACATGGCACAGAACACTTGCGCGTTGCAGAACACCATGAACAGCAACACGAGAGACATTATCGACAGTCAGAACGCAGGAACACGCGCTATCCTTGATTATCTCTGCAATGAGAAAATTTCTAGCTTACAGGCAGAGAATAGCGACCTTCGTAGAGCGGCTTCACAGGATCGTCAGAGTGCATTACTTACAACTCAGATGGCAGCTCAGACACAGCAGATTATCAATGCAGTAAATCCGGCTGCAATCCCGGCATATGTCGTACCTAACCCAAATGCTTATGCATATGGATGTGGATGCAACGCCGGTTGTAACTGCTAAAACTAAATAATTGAGTATCTTAATTGAGTTTAACTCAATCATGTCTGCTATGCAGTATTACTTATAACCAAAGGGCAGACTATAATGTTTGCCCTTATTTTGTGAAAGAGAGGTAAAAATAATGGAAGTAACAGGAATTGCATTACAAACCGTTGCTGCTGGAGAAGATGTTGCATTTACAGAAACAGCAGTGAACGGAACAAAATGTATCGTACACAGACAGGGAAGTGGAATTATCAAGTTAAGAGGTATCACCAATCAGTGCAAGGCTAGATTTTTGGTATCGTATTCCGGCAACATTCAGATACCTACAGGCGGTACAGTTGGAGCTATATCGCTTGCCATTGCAGTAGACGGAGAGCCTTTACAGTCAACACGAATGATAGTTACTCCGGCAGCAGTACAAAATTTATTTAACGTTTCGGCTCAGGCATACGTTGATGTACCTTGTGGTTGTTGCAGTACCGTAGCCGTGCAGAATACATCTACGCAGGCTATCGAGGTTCAGAACAGTAATTTGATTGCAGTAAGGGAGGCTTGATATTATGCATAAGTTTGCGAAACAGATTATGGATTGCGTGAAAGCCCACGTTGACGGCATCGGAATCGAGAATTTTGAGGGACAAAACCTTGATGATCTCAAGGATTGGACGGAGATTGCAAAGAATATCGTATGCTTTGACAAGGACTATAACATTGTTGAAGCAATGAAAAAGTCTGAAGATGAAGAAATAATGCGTATGGTGGAAGAATTTGGGGATTATCCGGGAAGAAGATACTATAATGAGTACCGGTACTCAAACGGCAGATTCGCACCGAAAGGGCGTGGAACACGCAGAGGATATGTAGAACCGCCATATTATCATCAGATGCCGGAAGATTACCACGAATGGGAGAGAATGCCGGAATACGACCGAATGAGAGACCTTGACAGAATGAGTATGGGAAAGATGTATTATTCAGAGCCTATGAGCGGAAATAATGGCATGAGTACCGGTACTCACGATGCAAGAGAGGGCAGAGCCGGTATGAGTCGGAGAAGTTACATGGAGACAAAGGAAATGCATAACGGAAATTCACCGGAAGATAAGGACGCAAAGATGAAAGAACTCGAAAAGTACATGAAATCTCTTTCGGAAGATGTGACCGAACTGTTTTCCGGTATGTCCCCAGAAGAGAAACAGTTAACCAAGACAAAGCTGACTACGCTTGTCACGAAAATGTAATAGAGAGGGCATTTTGCCCTCTTTGTTTGCGAGGTGGTAAATTGTTCACAATAAACAACGAAATGTGGAATTTGGTCAAAGTATCGCGTTACAGCGATATGCTACAGAGAAGTGATGGAAGCAGAACGGTAGGAATGACCGACAGGGACACGAAAACGATATATCTTGCGGATGATCTACGCGGAAGATTCCTTGACCGTGTGTTATGCCACGAATTGTGTCATGCGTTCTGTCTTTCGTATAATGTATACATGGATATTGACACAGAGGAAATTTTAGCAGACTTCTTGGCTACATACGGAAGAGAAGTATTTGAAATAGCAGACAGACTATTGATTGAACTTATGGAGGTTGCATAATGGATAAAATTTCAGAACTCTTACAGTACGTGCACCGGACGAATCCGGAAATGACTAGGGAAAGGCTGATAGAAGAGTTAAGCAAAAGCGACTATGCGGCGCGGTCTTTGATTTTTACGAAAGAAAACATCATTTCGCTAGGGCAAAAATAATTCCGGCGGTTTGAATCGCCGCCGGAATTGTGTCAGACTTTCGGAATGTAAGAACCTTTCATTATTTCTATAGCGAGTTTCGCGCCTTCCGTCATGTAAAAATCATTATTCTTTGCACAGCAACTAAAAAGCAGTTCCTCGAACTCTGAATATAAATTTTCACTTAATAACCCTTTTAGCTTCTCTGTTAAGGGTGAGAAGTATTCAACAAAGGCATTTCCGGTTTCATTGTCAAGCTGACTTGAACATACAATTTTAATAAATTCATCCATTTTAGTAGTCTCCTTCTTCTGTTAATAAATAGTTGATATATCCTGTCGCAAGTCTGGCAAGGCTTTTACTGCCATCCAACAAATCCAATTTGTACTCTGGTCTATAGCCAAACCTCTGCACGTAGAACTTTTCTTCAAGTTCTAAGTCGTAAATGTCAGATAGCTCCACGAGAATCTTGTGATATAAAAATTTTCTCGTCCACCCAAACTGTTCCATGATAATTTTTAATTTCCAATTATTTTTTCTGAACCACGCTCCGCGTGATGCGTCCAATTGCTGTTTTGAAATGTAACAATCTGCAAATAGGTCATCATTTTTCGGCAATGCCGCCTGTGGTTTCTTTATGGCTTTCTCCATATCGGTAAAACGTTTCACGTATCGGGCAGTAAATACGATGCCTTTTTCTCCGTTGAATTTGTTTGCAAGAAAATCACATCCTAACTTGGTTACTTTGTAGCACTTGTTTTCTTTTCCGGATTCATCTTTGTAGGTAGATGGAATGAAATAATCACTCGCACCTAAATTGTGGTGAGTCAAAATTTCAATGATTCCTTCAGTATGTTTTCCCTTTACATCCTGTCCTTCCAATTTTCTTAAAACTCTGTCGTGACGCATTTCCATCATTTCTGCAATCTCTAAAGTAGTGATGGTTTGTTCTATTTGTGCCATATTTGTGCCCCTTTCTGTAACTTATCAATTACTGTTGTAACTCTTTAATTACATTATACGGTTTATTTTGTGATTGTCAAGTATTGTTTGTAATTAAATAATTGAATAATAAATTTATTTATGATATTATTGAAACACGTCAAGAGAGAGGAGGCGGTACATTGTTTGCAAAAATCGTAAAACATACGCTTATTGAAAAGGAATTAAGAGTGACCGATCTAGCAAGACTTATTGACACCAGCTCACAAAATCTTTCGCAAAAAATGAAACGTGACAACTTTTCAGAAAAGGAAATGCGGCAGATTGCGGATGCATTGGGGCTTGATTTAGAAATTGTAATGAAAGAGAAGAAATAAGAAAACCCGCCTAACTGGCGGGGTTTTGATGAAAGAAAATTTTTCCAGCGCCCCAAAAAATATTTCGTAATTTTTTTGTACCCCCCTGGGGTAGCGTTTTTGGGGTCAAGATTCCATTTTCGCGGTTTTCCAAAAACGTGTAACAAACGTGCAATTATCTGCGACATTCCGTAAATAACACAAATACACTATATATTATGTTAAATATAGATAATTCATTGATGATATTTGATGGTATTGCCGGTCACAGGCAAACGCCAGAAGACGCTTGCCCGGCTGTAGTTATAGTCTAGCATAGACCGCATTTTACCACTTGTCAAGATAGTTTTTCCCATCGTACCGGCTGTAAGTGTGTGTTATGCGTTCCGGCTTTTGCGTGATCTGCAACCAATCGCCGCCACGCTGGACGGTTATTTTGGTTTTTGCAGACTCCACCCATTCCACACCCTCAAATTTTGAGTAGCCGCACATTTTGCCGGATATTTCCAGATAACCAAGGGCAGACACCCGGCGCAAAATCTCCCTTTTACCGATATATTCATATTTTGCCATGCTTGCCACCTCCAGACGTTCTGCGCTCACTCATGCATATATTTTTGCATCCGTCGCGCGATAGTTGGCTTACGATCAGCCACGCTTGCAAGTCCCCATACGCCACCCGGCGCACGGCTTTCCCGTTGTGATCGGCTTTAATATCGTAGGTCATACACTTCTCCTTATATCGTGTTTATTTGTCAATGTGCGTTATATGCCCGCATCCGGCGGAACGGTGTGCAATCTGTTTTTTGTTGGAGATGCACAAGCTCCAAAGTGCCGCAATAGTGACGGCT